GATCGCGTTGGCAACTACACGCAGATTTTCCGCAAAACATGGGCCGTTTCCGAAACCCAGGAAGCCGTGGACAACGCGGGCAAGGTTGAAAAGATCAAGCATCAGAAGCTGAAGAAAGGCATCGAAGTTCGCAAGGACATCGAATTCGCACTTCTTGGCAACACTGCTTCGGTCGCAACCGATCCCCGCAAAATGGGTTCACTTGCATCATGGTACGAAACCAATGTTGACCGTGGCGCGACAGGTGCCAATGGTGGCTTCAACGACGAAACCGGTCTGACCGCTGCTGCAACAGCGGGCACCAAACGTGCCTTTTCCAAGGCACTGTTGGACGGCACGATGCAGCAGGTTTACACATCCGGCGGCACGTCGAAATTCGCCGTGTGCTCGCCCTATGTGAAGTCCGTGTTCACCACCTTCATGAGCGACAGCAATGTTGCACAGTTCCGCTATGCGGCATCTGGTGGCAAGAATACGATCATCGCGACAGCAGATGTCTATGAAGGCGACTTCGGCAAGGTCATGATCGTGCCGAACCGTGTTCAGGCGGGCAACGCCGCGATGGCTTCCAACGTCCACCTTCTGGACCCTGCACTTCTGGAAATGAAGATGCTTCGGAAAATCCAGAACGTCAAAAACCTTGCGAAGACTGGTGACGCCCAAAAAGGCGTGATCATCGGCGAAGGCACCCTTTGCGTGAAGAACGAAAAGGGTCTTGGCGTTGTCGCGGATGTCTTCGGACTGACAGCAACCGCCTAGGCCCTGATCGGGCTTTACACCCATGATCTGAAGGGAACTTCGGTTCCCTTCATTTTTTTTATGGAGAAACCATCATGAACAAAGACGATCTCATTCAGTTCGCCAGGAACAACGGCATCGATGTTGCTGTTCGTTGGGGCAAGACGGACATCCTCGACGCCTTGAAAAAGGCGAATATCGACATCCCTGAAGAATACACGCAGGCCGAAACGCCTAAAGACGACAAAACCGCACCGATCCTGTTGCGTCGTGATTATTGGGACGATGAAGGCACGCGCCATTTGAAGGGCGCTGTCATCAACGTCGATGTGGCGACCGCCAAAAAACTTATCAAGGAAGAAAAGGCCGAACGTGCTGATCCACTTCCAGGGGAAGATGGCTGATGCAGATCAAGGACGGAGATTGGACACTCGTTGATCACGATCCCGCCACTGGTCGCACCGTGTGGCGGTATTTTGACGGTGCCGCCACACATTTTCGCACGGACTATCCCGTGCAGTCATTGGTCGATGAAAACGCGGCCTTGTTCAACGAAAGCGGCGGCAAGCGCTTTGGTGAAGGTCAGCGTGTCGCGTCCATTCCGTTGAACGTGTTTTATGACCAGCTTCACGAAGCCCAGGTGCAGGGCGATGAAAACCATATCAGCCGCTGGCTGAATGATGGTGACAATCGCGCTTTCCGCACGTTTGAAGGCAATGTCTGATGATTGGCGATTACCCCGAATTGATTGCTGAAGTATCCGCCCGATCCGGCGCGACGGATGTCGTCAATCGGGCGAAGATGTTCGTTGGCATGGCCGAAAAGATGCTGTCCAAGCGGCTGCGTCTGGCGAATATGGAAACAGCCGTCGAATTGACGACTGATGCAAACGGTTCGGTCAATTTGCCGACCGACTATCAGGAAATGCGGTCGATCCGTGTCGATAAACGCGATATCGAACGCAAGCCGCTGGATGTGGTGCTGGAAGGCCGTCAATGTGGCTATGCGATCCAGGCCAGGGTGTTGAAATCGACTTGCAAGTCGAAGGCACACCAGCTTGTTTATTATGCAGCGGTGCCAGGATTGGAAGCGGCAAACACAAGCTGGCTGCTGGACGATGAACCGGAACTGTATCTTCAGGCCGTTTTGTTTCAGGTCTACACCGCCAACAATGAAATCGAGAAAGCCCAGGCGACAGCGGGCTATCTTGGCGGGCTGATCGATGCGGCAAACGAAGCCGATCACATGAACCGGCACGCGGGTGCGCGGATCAACCTTGGGAATGTTATGCCATGACCGCCGAAAGCGTGCTGACAAATGTGTTGTTGGAAATCGGGCTGGATAACGCATCTGCCCAATTGACCAGCAACGACTATGAAATCCGCCAGATCAAGGCATTTATGAACGCAGCGGGCAAGGACGTGTCGCGGCGGGCTGAATGGTATCATCTGGTCAAGGAATTGACTGTCGCGGGCAGCGTTGGTGACGTTGATTTGCCCGATGACTTCCAGATGCTGACCGAACAGAACGCAGTGCGTTTAAACAAGACAGGTTTCCACCAGGTAAGGCCCGCCGCCGGTCCTGAAGTTTGGGGATTGCTGTCGGCGCGTCCGTCAACGCAGCCCTATTATCATTTGCACGCAGGCAAAATTCTGTTTTCGCCTGCACTCGACACCGACGGCGCGAAAGTTCGCTATGTGTCCAGGCATTGGGTCGAAGGCAAGGAAGAAATCACGCAGAACGGCGACAATCTGCTTGTGCCGGAACGGTTGATCGAAAAAGGCGCGATCTGGCGTTGGAAACGTCAAAAAGGTCTGCCTTACGACGATATGCTGGCCGAATTTGAAGCCGATCTGATCGGCGAAATCAAGGCGGATCGGAAACAGGGATGATCGACATCAATCCAGCCCGTGTCCGGCCTCGAAACCGCGTGCCAACGCAAAGCGACAAGCAGCCGTCGGCACAAAGCCAGACTTATACCGCCCCAATCGGCGGTCTGGTGACGAATACACCTTTGGCAGCGGCAGGAAGCCAGACGGCCCTGGTGCTGGAAAACTTCTGGCCGACAACGACAGGAATTGAACCACGCGGCGGAACGAAATTGCGCTGCACGATTGCAGGCGGCGTTGAAGCCCTGTTCCAGTATCGGGCGGGCTTCAACAAGACCTATTTCGCCGCCGATGAAACCAACGTCTATGAATTTTCCGATGAAACGCTGGACGGCACGGCACTGACAGCGGCGATCACCGGTCAGACCAATGCTGATTATTCAGTGCTGGAAATGCAAACCGACGGCGGGTCGTTCCTGACCATCGTCAACGGGCGGGACCACGCCCAGATCTATGACGGCACCAACTGGCAACAGGTCACGGCGGTGTCTGCACCATTCGCGATCACCAATGTCGCGACAGATCACTTGTCGCATGTCTGGTCACATCGCAATCGCACGTTCTTCATTGAACGGGGCACGATGAATGCCTGGTATTTGGGGATCAATTCGGTTGCGGGGGCCGCAACCAAGCTGCCATTGGCGGGTGTTTTCAACAAAGGCGGTTCGCTTCTGTTTGGCGCAACATGGTCGTCTGACAGTGGTTCCGGCATGGATGATCGGTGCGTGTTCGCGACTGATCAGGGCGAATTTGCGATCTACAGCGGCGGCAACCCAGGGGATGCGAGCGACTGGCAGTTGAACGGTGTCTATGACATCGGCGAACCGCTTGGCAAAAACTCGATCATGCAGGTTGGCGGCGATCTGATCGTTGCCACAAAAGCCGGTCTGATGCCGATTTCAGCCGCAACAGCGAAAGACCCGTCGCAACTGAAGCTGGATGCGCTAAGCCGTCCTGTTGATCCGGATTGGCGGCGTGAAGCGATCCTGTCAGACCATACCGGTGGATGGCGTCTGATCAAATGGGACAGCCGCAATATGGCGATTGTCGCACCGCCTAATCGGGATGCGCAACAGGACTATTGTTGGGCGGTCAATCTTGAAACCGGTGCATGGTCAAAGTTCACCGGCTGGCGGATCGGCGACACCTGTGTTCTGGGCAACGGCCTTCATTATGGCGATGATAGCGGCAACATCTATCTTTGCGATGTTGGCGGGTTCGACAACAACACAGCGTTTGAATGTCGTGCGTGCTTCAGTTTTGATCACCTTGGCAGCACTGGTGCACTGAAAACAGCGCACGCGATCAAGGGAACGTGGCGGCACCGTGCGCCGTTTGAAGCCAAACACACGATTGCGAGAGACTACAATCCGTCATTTGGTGCGGCACCGTCTGTTCCGATCTCGGCGGGGGACAATCAAGGCGAATGGGACGTGTCCTGTTGGGATCAGGATTATTGGGCCAATAGCGACGAAACCTATCAGATCAAGGAAAAATGGGAAAGCATGTCCGCCCATGGCGAAACGCTTGCCCCGCAAATTCAGGTAACATCCGCGCAAAGTTTCAAACTGGATTGTGAACTGGTTTCGGTTGATCTGGTCTATTCAACTGGTGCGGTGCTGGCATGAATGCGGTTGTTCCTGTTTACGATTACCCCGTCGAGACGAAAGCGTTTGTTGAACGTGGTCTTTGGGAGAATAAGCGCCAATTCGGCGATTGTGTTGCGATTGGTTTTGCCAATGCAGTCGAAGGGCTGGTCGCGGGGTTCGTTTATCACAATTACGAACCGGAAACCGGTGTCATTGAGGTGTCTGGCTATTCCACACGGCGCGACTGGTGCACCAAAGCATTGCTGAAGGTGATTTTCGATTACCCGTTCAATCAGGTCGGCGTCCGCCTGGTGGTGGCGCGACACAGTGAACACAACAAGCGTGTTCGCCGGATTTGGAAATCAATCGGCGCGAAAGAATATGTCATTCCCGATTTACGGGCCGACGGCGAAGCGGAAGTGGTTTCCGTTTTGTCGCGAAATGACTGGATGAAATCAAGATTTATGAGGGCGCATCATGGGTAAGCCAAAGCCTCCAAAACCAGCCGATCCTAAAGAAACAGGTGCAGCCCAAACCGCTACCAATATCGGCACGGCGATTGCGCAACAGAACCTGAACAACGTCAATCAGGTCACGCCTTATGGAAATCTGACTTACAATCAGACCGGAACCTATCAATATGTCGATCCACTCGACGGCAAGGTTCACAACATTCCAACATACACGGCAACACAGACTTTAAGCCCGGAACAGCAAGCCATTCTGGATCAGAACAACCAAGCCAGCCTGAACCTTTCCCGTCTTGGTGCAGATCAGTCGGCGCGTTTAAACGATCTTCTTGGCCGTCCGGTTGACACCAATTCATTGCCTGCACGCGGGGACGCGAACTCCATTCGCCAAACCAATTTGCAGCGCGTTGGATACGGTCCTGGCTTGCAAACACAATTGGGCGATGTTGGACAAGTTCAGCGGCAGATCGCCGATAGCGGGCCTGTTACACGCACATATGGCACTGATTTTTCCCAAGATCGGCAGCGTGTCGAAGATGCGTTAATGGATCGGATGAACCCGCGTCTGGAACAGGATCGCAAGCGGTTGGAAAGCCGTTTGGCGTCCCAAGGCATCCGCATCGGTTCAGAAGCCTATAATTCGGCGATGGACGATTACAGTCGTCAGACCAATGATGCACGTCTTGGTGCGATCCTGAATGCGGGCCAGGAACAAAGCCGGTTGGCGGGGCTGGAAGCTGCCCGTGCCGGATTTGAGAATGCGGCCCAAGCCCAGGTTTTCGGTCAGAATGCTGCAAATGCCCAATTGGCGAATAACGCCCAGGCACAAGCCTTCCAACAGGAAGCTGCACGGGCTGGTTTCCGCAATGATGGCCTTCAGCAGATGCACCAGAACCGGACGCAAGGCATCAGCATGGACAACCAGGCGGCGGTTCAGGAAACCAATGCTGACATTGCGCGTTTCAACGCTGCGAACGACGCACGAAACCAAGCGTTGCAGGAACAGTTCGCAGTTCGCAACCAGCCAATCAACGAGATCACCGCGCTCATGTCTGGTAGTCAGGTTCAAAATCCGAATTTCATCACACCGAACACAGCGCAACTGGCGACGACCGATTTCGCTGGCATCCAAGCGAACTATGACAACGCAATGCAGCAGCGCTACCAACAGCAGATGTCAGCGCGAAACAACCTGATCGGCGGTGTGTTGGGGTTCGGGGCCAATTTGTTGGCACCAGGTGCCGGATCGATCTTCTCTGATCGCAGGGTAAAGACTGACATCAAAAAAGTCGGCAAGACCGATGACGGGCAGCAAATCTATTCCTACCGCTATAAGTCTGGCGGCCCAATTCAAATGGGTTTGATGGCTGATGAAGTTAAGAAGAAGAAACCGGAAGCGGTGTCAGAAGTCGATGGTGTGAAAACCGTCAACTATGGAATTGCCCTTGGAGGGTCTGGATAATGGCGTACATCTTTGGCGGCAACACCGGCATTTCGTATGAAGAATTGCAGCAGCAACGTAAGGCGTTGGAAGCGCGCAAAGGTCAACGATACGCCCCAAGGGACATTGGTAGCGGCCTTTCCGCTTTGGGGCACGCATTGGGCACTCGCATGGCTTCTGGCCGGTTGGCGAAAGCGGAAACAGCCCGTCAAGGCCGCGCTGACAACGTGTTTTCAGCATTTCAAACGATCTTGGGCGGCGGTGCGGAAACCACGCCTTCACAGCCGTCAGAAACATTTTCATCGGCAACGAACGCAACAGCTGATATGCCGCCTATCGAATGGGACGGCAGCGATTTGCGGGACGGTATTGCGGCGACGGCTCAATCGCTCGGCGTCGATCCTATCGATCTGGCAACCGCGATGTCATACGAAACGGCAGGAACATTTTCGCCGACGCAGCCAGGGCCGACAACGCAGTGGGGTCAGCATCGCGGCCTGATCCAGTTCGGGGAACCCCAAGCCAGGAAGTATGGCGTTGATTGGAATGATCCTATCGGATCACAATTGGGGCCGGATGGTGCAGTTGCAAAGTATTTGCGGGATACCGGTGTCAAACCAGGCATGGGGCTTCTGGATATCTATTCAGCAATCAACGCCGGTGGCGTTGGCCTGTATAATCGATCCGACGCCAATAACGGCGGCGCACCAGGCACGGTGCGCGATAAGGTCGAAAAGCAGATGGCGGGGCATCGTGCCAAAGCCTTGGCGATGTTTAGGGACTATCAGCCACGACAGCAAACAGCACAAGCCATTCAACCGGCAAAACCAGCACCCTCTGGTGGGGTTGACCCAAGGCTTATCCAAATGATGGGCGATCCTTCATTATCGCCAGAGCGCCGCAACTTTATGCAGTTTCTGTTGCAGCAGCACTTGGAAGCGAATGCACCAGCGGAACGTCAGCGTGAAAAAGATGCGGCTGGCCGCTGGCGGCATATCGATGACGGGTCTTTGGTGTTCCCCGATGCTGAAATTCCCGCCGAACCTGGTTATCAGATGTTGACCGGTGAAGCCGCAGAAGCAGTAGGATTGGACCCAACAAAGGCATATAATGTCGGACCCGATGGGAAAATAACTCAAATTGGTGGCGGGGGTGTAAATGTAACCGTCGGTGGTGGCGACTTCAAAGTTCCTCCTGGCTTCATGCGTGACCCAGAAAACCCCGCAAGCGTTGCGCCGATCCCAGGCGGGCCGCAAGACCCAAACACTCCTACCAGCACGAATACCACCCGAATTCAGGAGGTGAATAGTGCTGCATCTGCCATTCAAGAAAGTCTTACCGCCTATGAAAAACTTGTAAATAAACACGGTGCGGAAGTTTGGCCAGGCAAGGGGCGCGATGCTTTGTCAGCGGCACGTCGCGATCTCCAATTACAAATGAAAGAACTGTTCAATCTAGGCGTTCTGAACGGCCCTGATTTGGATTTGATGAATGAACTTCTGATTGATCCAACGTCGCCAACTACAACAGCAGAAGGCGCAATTGGTCAGATGTTCGGGAGTGCTGGCGTTCGAGATCGCGCAATCGCCAATATTCAACAATTGCGGGGACAGATTGAACGTTTGCGAAAATCACAAACGCCTGAAGGGTTTGGCACCAAGCAAGACGACAGTGACCCGCTGGGATTAGGGGATTTCCAATGAATATTGCTGAATTTAAACAGAACAATCCCCAATACCAAGATTACCAGAACGTGCCAATCAAAGACTTTTTGTCACAAGTTGGCGTTGATCCGGTTCAGGCTCAAATTGATGCTGGCAGGGATGAAAACCTTTGGGGGTATTGGCGTGATCAAGTGTCACAAAAACTCGACGGCGAAACAGAACAGCAGCAAAGGGAACGTCTTTATGGTGCTGATTCAAGGGCAAAACCAGATAGCGTTGCTGATTTAAGGGCAAAACCAGATAGCGTTGCTGATTTAAGGGCAAAAGCTGAATTGTGGGCATATGAACCAGGTTTCATGGAACGGGTTGGGAACGCGGTTTTTGATGGTGCGAAGTCAATCGGGCTGCCAGCCAATCGGGTGCGCCGCGACCTAAACGCATTGGGCACTGGCATTCGAAATGTTGCAGACGGGGCGGTGCTTGGGTTTGGGGATGAATTTTCCGCTGGCATGGGTGCGCTGACCGGCATCGGTGGCGAATTCGGCAACTATGAGGGCAATCTTGCCCGCGAATGGGGCATCACCGAACTTGGGAAGATCAATCATCCCAATGCTGCCGCACTTGGAAATATTACAGGTGCTGTTGCAGTTCCATTCGGGGCTGCCAAAGCGGGGGCTACATTGTTGAAAGGCGGCATGTCCACCCCGAAAGCGATGGGGTTTGGCGCACTTGAGGGTTCGGCCTACGGAGCATTGGCTGGTGCGGGTTACGCGGAAGGCGATTTGTCTGAACGCGCCAAAGGGGCCGCATCTGGTGCGGGTGCCGGCGCGGCCACGGGTGCCGGTGTACCAGTTTTGATATCCGGTGGTTCAGCACTTGGACGTTTGGTTAGGGACAAGGTTGCTGCGAACATTGGCCCACTTGCCAATAAAGTAAAAACACGTTTGGTTCGGGCAATGCGCCAAGCGGGCATGACACCTGATGAAATCGCCGCAAAATTGGATGATCTTGGACCAGACGGAATGTTGGTTGACGCCCTTGGCGAACCAGGTGCAGCGTTGGCACGTTCTGCGTCCAATGTTAGTCCAGCGGCACGTGAAACGCTTGAAAACGCATCAACCAGTCGAATGGCAGGCCAACCAGACCGGCTAACCGATGCGCTGTTAAATGCCAGTGGCTTAGATCAGCCAAGGACACTTCAAGAACTTCAAGAAGCTGCCCGTGCAAGTGCGCGGCCTGCAATTTCTGAAGCATACGATAGCGCCCGATCTTCGGGGCACGACATCGACTTGAAAGCATTTGACGATCTGAGGCAATCTGACATCGTGGCGAAGGCTTATTCTGACGGTCAACGACTTGCCAAAGATCGCATGATCGCTGAAGCATCTCGTGCGGGCAATGTCGGCGATAACGTGCTGAAGAACGGCCCGTCGAATTTCGATATTCTTGATGAAACCAAGAAATCGCTTGATGCACGTGCAGCACCGGCATTGGGGCAACAGCAAACCAACGAACAAGCAATTGCCGGTCAATTCTCCAAAACGATCCGCAACCGTATCGACGAATATATGCCTGAATATGGCGGTGCCCGTGATCTTGTGCGTCAACTGCACCAACAGCAAGATGCGATAGCCCTTGGTGCGAGTGGTGCCAAGCCGCGTGTAGCTGCCGACTTTGCACGTCAGGCAGATGCTGTTATTCCTTCACACAAACCAGAATTGGCGAAAGGTTATGCCGCTGCCAAGGTTGATCAAATCGATAATCGGCGAACCACACCAGGCGCTATAGATGCCATGTTTGGTTCAAAACGCCAGCGTGAAGCCCTTGCCGCTGCGCTTGGTGAAAAAGCATCGGGTGTGAAAAAACAGCTTAATGCTGAAAAGGTCTTTGCGGGCACCCATCGTGCATTGACAGGCAACAGCACAACGGCCCGTCAATTAGCTGAAATGGGCGTAACATCCACGGCTGGCGCAGGATTGGGCTTTGCAGCGGGTGGCGATCTGCAATCAACCGGTCTCGGTGCTCTGGCGGGCCTTTTGGCACGTCGGGGTGGGGCAGCGACAGTGCGGGCTTTGACAGCGAAAAAAGAGGCACAAGTTGCGCCGATGATCGCTGACATCCTTGCGGGACGTGAAATCCCGCAAGAAATGATGCAGCAGATCAAACGAAATCCAGCACTTCAACAGCTATTGGTTCGGGTTTTGGCGCAACAATCTGGCGGCACAGCGGGGCACGCCGTCACAGCACCATAGTCAAGGTTTTATAGTATACAGGGTCAAACCCCAAACCAGTCCAACATGCAGGATGCCGACAAACCACGCCCAAGCCCGTGTTTGCGTAGGCCATTCTTGCCAATGCTGTCGGCAATGCCGCCAAAAGAACATCGGAGCGTAAACCCCGACAGCGGTTCCACTTATAATAAGAACAAATAAATTTATAGGATCAAGTTCAGCGACAGTCATGCGCAAAGTATAGAACATTTGCCAAAATCAGCAATGTTGATCTTGTCGCTATCCCGCAACTTCTTTCCTGAATTCAAATTCTTAACTGCCATCGACCTGCTGCACCAAGTGGCGGGGCGATGAATGATGCCCTGCATCTGTAAGGAGACCAAACCATGCCGTTCAATGCCGACGGGTTTTACCAGCGTCTGTTCAATGGCGGTTGCACCGTAATGGAGGTTCGAGAAATGGAAACTAATCCAATACGTCAGGGTTGCGAACAGTTATATCCGGGTTCTCACGAACTTCGACCACTGGCGCTATATCAGGTGGCATCACCCCTTGTTCCAGAAGGGATGGTGGCAATTGTATCTGTTGAAAAATGTGGAGAATGTTCGGCCCTTCCGGCACAGGCATCCCAGGTGCAAACTTTGGAGCAATTATCCGCACTGGCTGAAGAAATTGCTTGTCAGGCGAAGTCAACCAAAGAGGAACTATCCAGGCACGACCTTCAAAAGTGATCCATTCTGCAGAAAGGATTTTGCTGCCGGACATGATCATTGTCGTGCCTTCGATCTTGCAGGTTTGTGTCATTTTCCAATCCCCTGGTT